CCGCTCTTCGGCGTCGTTCGTGTCCCCGGCTAGGTACGCTTCCACCAGACCGATCAGCGTCAGAAGGCGGATGCGTTGATGCTGCATCCCCGCCGCCTCTTGCGTCAACAGGTCCCGGATCTGCTCAGTGGACATGACCGTCCTCCATCCCGGCCAGCACGCCGTCCAGGTCCCCCCGGCTGCGGGCTTGCGTCTTGGGGATGATCAGCGGGTTCCAGCGGGCGGCGTTGTCGATGCAGTCGGGACAATTTTCGCCGGGCGTGATCACCCAGTAGCAGTAAAAATTATCTTCGTCTTCTGTTACCGACCAATGGCAGCGGCAGTTACTTCTACAGGCCGTTCCCCCGTCCCCCGGATAGGCGGGCAGGTCCGGCAGCCCATACGCCAGCGCCACCCCCCGTTCGTAGCTCTGCGTCCCGGCGTCGGCGTACATCTGCGCCCGTGCCAGGGCTTGTCCGTCGCTGACGTTGCCCGCCGCCATGTCGTCGGCAAAGCCTTGCAGGTAGGTATACTGCCCGTTGATGATACCTTCGACCGTGGGCAGTTCCGCCTCCATGACCATGCCCACCCCACCTCGGCCTAGCATGAATTGATTCGTGTGCGTGTTGCGGACCATCCCTTGCATGTCCAGCAGCCAGCGTTGCAGCGAGGTCGTACCGTCCAGCATGGCCCCTGTGATGGCCCGCGCCTCCGCCCGCACTTGCAGGGTGAAAGCGTCCCGCAGTCCGATGAGTTGGTTACGGGTCAGGCTGACGCCCGTGGCCGTGTTCACATAGCGCCGGGTACTGGAACGGTAGACCCAGGAGCCGCCGACGACAAGCCCAGCCAGGGCCGCCCACAGATCCCCCTGGCTGCCTTCCGGCGTGGCGGCCAGCAGACCGGCGTACTCGTCATCGTGCAGTCGGTCCCACTCAGCCAGGGCTTCCAAGATCTCGTCAATTTCCAATTCCTCCTCCGGCGTCGGCGGCAAGGGCTTGTTCGCCCCCGTGGGGATGGTTGTCTTGCGGGACCGTATCCCCCGCCTGCGCTGCGTGCCGTCCTGCTGTTCCGGGATGAGCAGGCTACCCGGCGCCCCCAGTCCGGCGTCAGAGAAGCGGGGTTCTTCGGCGTCCGCTTCGTGGCCCGTCACTTCCAGCGCCGCCTCTTCCTGGCTTATCCAGCCAGCGTCGTACTTGGCTTTGGCGTTGGCTATCTTCATAGCCTCCACCTGCGAGTCCCGCAACTCTTCCGCCGCCCGCAGTTCGGCAAAGCGCACTTCCACCGTGGCCTGCACCCCGTTGGCCTGGCACATGACTTCCAGCAGGTTGCCCAGCAGGGATTCAACCAGATGCTGAATTGACTTGATGCCCGCCGCCATGATCTCCCATTGCCGGTTGGCGTGGGTTTCACTGCTGCCCTCGTTGCTGCCCATCATTAGCGGCATACTTTTTAGCCCACGGGTGATCATGCGCTCCAGCGCCCGGATCAGCCCGTCGATGGCCCCCAGGCTGTCCGTCCCCACAGCCCCCACGGGTCGGTTGACGGTGATGCTGGAACCGTGGATGTAGGCGTCATCCGGTTGCAGACTGCCGTACACGCTTTGAATCTCAGCAAAGGCGGCATTGATCCACTCCTGGGCGTCGTCGGGAGAATCGGCCAGGTCGTCGGGCATGAGGGCGACAAGTTTCTCCATGTCCACGGACAGGTCCAGCCGGGGATACCCCTGCTGCTCCACCACCCGGCGCAAGTCGTGCAGCATGGAAATCAGGAACAGGCTAGAGAACAGGGCCGGCGAGACGATGCTGCGCCCGTAGGGACTGCCGGAGAGGGGGTCAACGGGAACGTAGCGGATGGTGTCGAAGTTCAGGCTGTGCCATGTGCCGTTCTGGTACTGGCCCAGCCGCCACACCTGCCCCCGCACCGGGTCCTCCTCTTTGCGGAAGCGCACGGCCCACGGGTCCGGCGTCGCCAGGTCTGCAAAGGTCTTGCCCTTCTCCAGCACGATCTCGGCCAGGAGTGCGCCGCGCAGGAAAGCGTTGAGGAACAGGGCGTTGATGGGAACGTCCACGGTCCCATAGAGACGGGTCAAGGTTTTCAAGAATTCCCCGATGAGCGCCTGCCCCGGTTCGCTGGACTCGCTCGACCCAGGGCGGTACGCCACAATCTCCCACCCAGGATTGCACAGGCGCAGGAAGTCCCACAGGGCTTTGCCCACTTCCGGGGATAGGTCGGCCAGCAGGTCGATGAGCTTGTCCGTGCTGTAGGCCGAGACGGTGTTCAGGTCCAGGCGGGAAAGATGCCACAGGAGTTCCGGCTGGCTGGGCGAAGAAATGGAATACATGCCGGACAGCCAGCCCTGGTCCCGGTCAAAGGTGACCCGCTTCCCCGCTATGGACCGCACGTCATCCCGCTTAACTTTCAGATTCTTGCTCACGTCTGCCCCCGCTCTGCAATGGCCTCAGCCTTGCGAATCGCCTCCCGGATGCCGGGTCGTCGTGTGTGGTGATGCTTCAGTGTGTGTACTAGATAATCGAAGGCGTCCCGGTAGGTGTTCGGGTCCGGCGCTTGGGCGGTGACGGGTTCCCAGGAGCCGGTGGCGTCCGTGCCATCCGAGTTACCGCCCGTCCCTTGCCTCCGCACCCATCCCAAAAAGCCTTCCGGGTCATCAGACAGTTCGCCTAACCTCATCGTCGCCCCCTCGCTGCCGTAGCAGTCGCCAGTATTCCTGCGTCAATTCGCCTTGTCGGTTGCGAATGCGAATCAGTTCCGTTACCCCTGTAACGTCCTGCCGGGCCAGACGCAAGGCGTCCAATTCGTCCCGGATGCGCTGCATGTGCTGCATGTGCTCGTCGTCGTCCATCATCACCACCCCTTGCCGGTTGCTTGCGGGATGCGTGTCCCCTGGGGACGGGGACGATCTGCCAATTCATTGAAGGCCCCGCTACTGGCATCCATTGTGTCGTCATGCTCCAGGTCGGGTTGCCCGTGCATATGGTTCAACCACCGCTCGTTCCAGCCGCCCCGCAACAGCTTGACGTTCCCGGCCAATGCCTGGGCCGACAGGCCCCTGGCCCGAATCAACTTCTCACCCTGTGGCTTGACGCCGCGGGCATCGTAGCCCAGCAGGTTCTTCACAATGGCGTGGCTGTCCCGCTTGCCACTTGCGCCGCCTTCTTCTTCCCAGCGAATCGCCACGCTCCTCCCGTCCTGGCTGGCCGTGTTCAGCATGGCCGTGTCAGCGTAGGCCGGCCCCATGCGTTCCTCGATACTGTCCAGCACGTAGAACATCCCGCCCACCCGTTTCATCTTCACCCCGGCTGTGAAGTCGGGATCACCCTTCAGCTTCTTCTCCGTCGCCGCCAAATCCCAAAAGCGCACGGTCCGTCCCCCGTCCGGCACGGCGTCCACAATCTCGAACCACTCCCGGTTGAACACCTTGCCCGCCGTGGGCTTTACCTTCCAGTTGCCGCCGCGCCGCTGGTCCCCCAGCAACTGCTCCCGCTCCACCATCGGCAAGGCTTGCAGATTGGCAAGATAGCCGGGGTCGGCTTCCAGCAGCTTGGGATTGTCATACACGGATGCCATAATAAAGGTAAACGATTTTGGCGTGCTACTCGGATACTGCTCTGCCAACGCCTGCGGTTCATCTGCCCAGCGCAGGGAATCATTCGCCATGACAAACCAACGAACTACCCCGCTGCGTTCGGGGATTGCGTAACCGTCCTCCCCAATGTACCAATCCACAAACTCGTGAATCCAGCCGCCCGTCTCGTCGTCGTCTGGGACGGGGTTGCAAGTTGCCCGCATGTAGGGCTTGACGCCACACGTCGAACGGTTCCGGGATAGCATATAAAAAAACTGTCTGCGGGTGAAGTGGGTGAGTTCGTCCCAGCCGATAAGGGGAATCTGTGCGCCCTGAAAGTCCAGCCGGTTCTTGTCGTGTTCCATGTGGGCAAACTTGACGCCCGCCCCGCTGGGAAATGTCCAGTCCAGCGTTGACTCCCTGGGGATGGCCCCGGTTCCCTCAAACACCTGCTCGCTCTGGTCCCACAGCGCCCCCTCGTTGCGAATCTGCGGGGAGGTGCGCCGGAAGATAACGGCCCCAAAGTTCTTGTTGTCTATATGGCGTAATGTTTCGAGTAGCAGCGCATAAGTTTTACTAACCGCCCCCAGCCGCGCCGCCGTATATGACCACATCTGCCGGTGAGGACAGAAAAGCCACCTGCGGTCCCGGCTGAGGGCGAATCTCCAATACACTCATGTATGGGGCATCCTTTTAATCACGACCATTATCTGGCAGGTAGATGACGACGGACTTCACTTCTACCGGGCCGCCCCCTGCGCCCGTTATCTCCTGCACCCGCCGCCCCCACCGTTCCGGGAACTTGCGTTCCAGCCACCACGCATCGGCCTGCCACACCCCGCTTTGTCCCGCCTGGGAGATGCGAGCCACTCGCACGGTTTCAGCGTCGGCCTCGGCCTTTTTAACAGACTCCAAAAACTTTCGGTATATGCCCCGGTTTGCCGCTTCGCCTTTGTTCAGCCAGCCGTAAAAAGTGGACTCGCTCACACCCCCGAACTCGGCGGCCACCTTCGCATGGTTGCCCGCCCGCAGTGCGTTGCAGATTTTCTCCTGGGTTTCCGGGGTGAGCTTGGTTTTTGCCATGAATATCTTCTTTTAGAATTATGGAACGGGAGAGGGGGATATGACTGGCATTGTTTCAGTATGAGTAAGCCACGGATCTTGTTCTGCAAATTCTGTGCAGTTCTCACATCGATCCGGAATGCTATCCAAAATTGCACATTGAGCACTGCAATATATGCGAGTTTTGCTCGGATAGTCTGGTAAAGGTTGTCCGCAGAATCTACACGTTTTTTCTGGCCTCACAAGGGGCGATTCCATTTATCTGGCCTTTCGCCATCTCTCATCAAGAATGCGAGGTGCTGCATTTTCCCAAACCACCATGTGGTGCAGCCTTCTATGTTTTGTCCCCATCATAACAATCTTCACAAATGCCGGGGCATACATGACAGAATAGAAGGATTTTTGATAAGTTCCGAGATCCTGATAAACCTCTGTCATTCCGCCCGACGCACTTTGAGTAGGAAGTTGTTCAATGCGTAGCTGCATCAAGGAGAGCATCAATTTTCCTTGATAGCCATTCGTCACATAGGCGTTTACATCGTCATTCATGCGGCCAAAAAAAGAGAATTGTCGATCAACATCAAGAAAAAACGTGTTCATTATCTTTCGTCTTGTCATTACAGTTTTTGCATAATCGGCATCCTCTCCACCAAAGAAGTCACCTCCCTGCGCAAAAGTTACGCAATAGGCGGGAATACTGGCAAAGTATTTCAGGGTTGCAGAAAAGACTCTATCAAGATTCCTAATGGGTCGATTTAGATACTTGAATTTTGAATCAAACGTATAATTGAAGTCTTTATAGTCATCGTCCACCTGCAAAATATATTGCAGCTCCAACTCCCTGGCGATTCTGTAACATTCATTGCGGGCATAGACTACAGCCTTTCGACTGGGGGAATTGTCGCCAGCATCTACGTATTGTGCCGCCGCTTCTTTGTCAAAGACAATCACCTCGTCGCCATATTTACGTTGATATTCGTCTAGGGTCTTGTCTTCATCGTCG